ATTCCCACTAATGTCAAATTCCCAGAACCAATTTTCTTGGCACCAGGTAGAGAATATGCAATTGTTTTGATTTCTGAAAATAGTGATGCATATGAAGTCTGGACTGCAGTTATGGGAGAAAAGACTGTTAATACATCATCTCTTCCCGATGTAGATGCAGTTGTCTATACTCAACAGTTTGCTCTTGGATCTCTATTCAAATCCCAAAATGGATCTATTTGGACAACAGATCAGTTCCAAGATTTAAAATTCAAATTATATAAAGCAGAGTTTACTGAAACTACTGGTACTGCATATTTCTATAACCCACCATTAAATGAGAGTAATGGTTACAATCAGAACTTGCCAATAAATCCAATTAGTGCTGTGCCAAGAAGTGGTTGGATTGGAATACAAACTATTTCTGATGAAGGAACTGCAGGAATTCTTACTGTTGGTAGAAGACTTGCAGGATATGGTAATTATGGTGGTTCGGCAATTATTACAGGTGTTGGTGGATCTGCAACGGGAATTAATACTATTAGTGGCGGTGAAAATTACATACCAAACATTACAAATTTTGAGATAACTGCTACAAATCTTGTAGGACTTGGTACTGGTCTTGTACTTCAAGTTTCGACTTCTGGAATTGGGACAATTACAAATGTAAGTATTGCACAATCTTCTCCGGGATTTGGATATGTTGAAGGTGATCTTGTAACTATTGTCGGAACAGCACTCACTACTACAGCAATTCCAGGAACAGGAAAGAATGCACAAATTTCAATAACTGGAATTGGTAGTGCAAATAGACTTTATCTTTCCAATGTTCAAGGTCAATTTAATTCATCATTCCCTGTTGGAGCTGCTGTAAGTTACTATAATACTTCAAGTTTAAATAGTATTGTTTCTTTGGGATCCACACAAATTACAGATTTCTCAGAATTGAATAATGGCAAAAAATTATTTGTTAGACATTTCGATCATGGAATGTATTCAAATACAAACAAGGTAAAGGTATATAACGTAGCATCTGATGTCCCATCATCTAAATTGAATACAACTCTACAGTCAATTGAAACTTCTACTTTAGTGTTAGATGATTCTTCAGACTTTAGTACTTTTGAAGGTCTTTCTGTTAATGAAAACAATATTGGATACCTCAAAATTGGTAACGAAATTATAGGATACGATAATGTTGACGGAACAAATATTAGTATTTTTGCAAGAGGTGTTGATAACACTAAGGCAGAGACTCATGAATTAGGTTCTACTGTAGAAAAATATGAGTTTAATGGCGTTTCTTTAAGAAGAATTAATGGAATTACAACTTCCATTCAAGGACCAATTGATATTGATAGTTATTATTTGGATATTGATATGAGTGATAATAATGGTAATAAGTTGAGAAGTGCAGACTTTAATGACGGTGATGACGCATATCCTTCATTAGCATTTAATTCAAATAATAGTGGAGGTGGTGATAACGTATATGCTACTGAAAATATTTTATATACTGGATTAAGACCCACATATGATATTGAAACTCCATCTTCATCGACTTTTGTAAATGGAAGAATTAGAACGGTGTCTGGAAGTAGTGTTGCATCAAATTCCCAAACATCATTTATAGATAAGGGATACCAAACTATTCAATTAAATACATATAATTCTCTAACTGATCCGAGACTAATTTGTTCCAAGATAAATGAGGACGAATATCTTACAGGACTGCCCAGAAATAAATCATTCACAACAGCGATTAATTTCAATACATCAAACAAAAATGTTTCCCCTATTCTTAATTTGAATACTGCATTTACAGAATTCTTCAGTAGTCGTTTAAATAAACCAATCTCAGACTACACTACTGATAGTAGGGTTAATTCTATTGTTGATGATCCACATGCTGCAGTTTATTATAGTAGAATTGTTTCTTTATCTAATCCAGCAACTTCATTAAAAGTTATTTTATCTGCATATAGACATGAATCTGCTAATATAAGAGTTCTCTATAGTTTAATAAGACCAGATTCTAGTGAGGTTGATGAAGAGTTTGAACTATTCCCAGGTTACGATAACCTAACTCTAGGAAATACAGGTCTTCGAGTTATAAATCCTGCCAAGAATAGTGGTCTTTCAGATCAAAGGATTCCTTCTAGCATTTCTGATGAATTTTTAGAATATGAATATAGTGCAGATAATCTTGGTCTGTTTACTGGATTTAGAATTAAAATTGTAATGTCCGGAACGAATCAGGCAGAACCACCAAGAATTCGCGATCTTAGAGTACTTGCAGTAAGATGATTAAAGTAGAAGGACATTCCAATCTTTATAGAGATGAAGAAAGTGGCGCTATCATAAACACCGATAGTGCCTCGTATGAAAAGTATGTAAAATCTATAGAGAATAGTGAGATGAAAAAACAAGAACTTGACAAAATTAAAAGTGATATTGACGAAATTAAATCGCTTTTAAAGGATTTGATCAACAAAAATATTGGGTAATTGAACATCATATAAATACTTAAAAGTATATTGATCCCGGAATAATGGCAGTTTATGTATCAAATATTGTTATTGAGCAGGGATTTGATTTTGAGACTACATTTGAGTTAGAAAATTCTATTACAAATGAACCTCTGGATTTATCGGCATATAGTATTCCTGAAGCAAAATTAAGAAAATCTTATTCCAGTTCAAAATCATACGATTTTAATTCATCCTTTGTGGATGCAGTGGCAGGACAATTTTTAATTAGTATGGCTTCTTCAATTACAAGCCAATTGAAACCTGGAAGATATGTATATGATGTGAAACTAACTACGGGAGGAGGTCTCACTTCAAAAGCAGTTGAAGGGTCGGTTATAGTAAGGGGAGGAGTAACTAAATAATGCCTACTATAAAAGCAAGAGTAGGACCTCAGAACGCTGTTAGAGTATTATCTCAACAAACTTCTGCGGTCTCCAAATTACTGAATTTAAGTGATGTAGTTACTGACTATCAAGCAATTGATGGGTTACTCCTAGTCTGGAATCAACCCACTTCACAATTTATCATGACAAGTGTCATTGATAATGAGATAAAAATAAGTGATTTAACTCAATCATATAATGCAACAACTGGAGCCTTAGTTGTTTCTGGTGGGGTTGGTGTAGGTGGAAACATGAGTGTTGCTGGAATAGCAACATTCGGAACAGGAACAGTTACTGTTGATGGTGATAATGATTTAATTAAGGTTGGAGTGGGCATCACACTCAGTGGACCAGAGGGCATTTGGACCAAAAAACTAACTGTAGATGGTGATTTTGTTGCAACAAATCTTACTATTACTGGAATTGCTACTCTAGCATCTGAAGGTGGTATAACTACTACTGGTGGCAATTTATATGTTGGCAAAGATTTAACAGTCGCTGGAGTATCTACATTCATAGGTAACGCCACTTTTAAAGGTGGGACAATTGGAATTGGAGATTCTACTGGTGATGATATTAATGTTTCTGGTGAATTTATATCCAATTTAAATCCAAATGAAGATGGACTATATGATTTGGGTATAGTTGGAAAAAGGTGGAGAGACGCTAGATTTTCTGGTCTAGTAACATCTACCACACTAAATGTTGCAAATACTGCATTAATTTCTGGAATAGCAACATTCGACCAAGATGTTGATGTTATTGGAACCTTTACTGCCGGACTTATAGATGGGGGATTCTACTGATGGCAAAACCAAGTACCAGGCAAGGATTAATTGATTATTGCCTCAGAAAATTGGGAGCACCAGTTTTAGAAATTAATATTGATGACGATCAAATTGATGATTTGGTTGATGACGCGATTCAATATTTTAATGAAAGACACTTTGATGGTGTTGAGAGAATGTATTTGAAATATAAAATAACTCAAGATGATATTGATAGAGGGAAGGGTCCGAGTAAAGATGGAGTTACTGGTATTGTAACAACAACAGTAAATCATAATGTTGGTGTTACTACACAATTTTCTTTCGAAGAAAATTCAAACTATATTCAAGTTCCCGATTCTGTTGTGGGAATAGAAGGAATTTTCAAATTTGATACTAGTTCAATTTCGAAAGGAATGTTTAGTATTAAATATCAACTATTTTTGAATGACTTATATTACTTTAATTCGGTAGAACTTTTGCAATATTCTATGGTAAAGAGTTATCTTGAAGATATTGATCATTTGTTAACTACAGATAAAAAAATTAGATTTAATAAGAGACAAGATAGATTATACTTAGATCTTGATTGGTCATCTCAAGAAGCAGGAACATATATAGTCCTTGACTGTTATAGAGCACTCGATCCCGCATCATTTACCCAAGTATATAATGATAGTTTTGTAAAGAGATATCTAACAGCTCTCATGAAACGACAGTGGGGACAAAATTTGATTAAATTTAATGGTGTTAAACTTCCAGGAGGAATTGAATTAAATGGAAGACAACTCTATGAAGATGGTGAGAGAGAATTGGAAGCAATAAGACAAAAAATGGCATCAGAATATGAACTTCCACCATTAGATCTTATTGGGTAATTAATTATGGCACTTAATCCATTTTTTCTCCAGGGAAGTGTTGGGGAACAAAATCTTCTCCAGGATTTGATTAATGAGCATTTGACCATATTTGGTATAGAAATACATTATTTGCCAAGATCAATTTTTAGGACGGATAATATACTTCAAGAAGTAGAGTCTTCTGCATTTCATGATAATTTTGTTCTTGAAGCATATATGACAAATTATGATGGATATGCTCCAGATTCTGATATTATGTCAAAATTTGGATTGAGACTTAAGAATGAAGTTAATTTAGTAATATCTAAAGAAAGATTTGAAGATTTTATTGGCGCATATTTGGGCGGACAAAACTGGGCGATGGATAGGAATTTTATCACTGGACAAGAAAAGTATCTGGCAGTAAGACCAGCAGAAGGAGATTTAATTTGGTTCCCTCTAGGAGAAAGATTATTTGAAATTAAAAGAGTTGAAGTAGAGAAACCATTTTATCAGTTAAATAAAACATATGTTTATGAACTGCAATGTGAATTATATGAGTATGAAGGAGAAGTTATAGATACAACTTCTGACCTTGTTGATAGTGTAATTGATGATGAAGGTTATGTAACTACTATGTCACTTGTTTCTGTTGGAGTGGGAGCAACAGCAAGTGTAAGCATAGGTGGTGCTGGTATGGTGCGCGAATTAACGTTGACGGATGATGGATATGGATATACGAGCACTCCTACAGTAATTATATCGCCCCCAACATCTGGAATTGGTACGGCAACCGCAGTTGCAATTACAACTAATATTGGAAATACATATTCTGTAGATTATTTAAGAATAATCAATCCTGGTTATGGATATACACAAGCACCATCTATTACAATTACTGGCGGGGGTGGAAGTGGTGCTAAAGCAACTGCTACTTTAGGAAATAATGGGATTAGTACATTTACTATAAATTCTGACGATAATAAAGGTTATTATAGTATTCCGGATGTCACAATAACTGGAGGAGGCGGAACTGGTGCAAGTGCGGAAGCAGTCGTTTCTTCAGGAACTGTTACTGGTTTTAGAATTATAAACACAGGTGTTGGATATACGGAAGCACCAACGGTAAATGTAACTGGGGTTTCTACAACTGGTATAGGAACATTTATCATTAATGAAATTGTGACAGGTCAGACTTCAGGTGCAACTGCTCGTATTAGAGATATTAATATTGATTATATCACAGAAGATGGAGGAATTGACAAGTCTGATCCCAATAAGTACTTGGAACTCGGAAGTATTACAGGAACATTTTATGTTGGAGAAACTGTCGTTGGGTCTGCATCTTCAGCGACATATATAGTTAAATCTTACGATGTAAATTCTTCTGGAGATGAATATGACAATAATGACAATATTGAAACAGAAGCAGATTCAATAATTGATTTTACTGAGAGTAATCCATTTGGAGAATATTGATGTTAGGAACTTATTTTTATCACGAAATAATTAGAAAGAATATTATATCTTTCGGAACACTATTTAATAACATTTATATTAAGCATTTAGATAGTAGCGGTGCTGTTATTAATCAGCAGAAAGTTGGTTTATCATATGGACCAATGCAAAAATTTCTTGCAAAAATTCAACAGCAAGAAGATCTAACAAAACCAGTTGCGATTAGTCTCCCAAGAATGTCATTTGAGATGACTAGCATTCAGTATGATCCATCTAGGAAGGCTGGGGTTACACAGACTTTTAAAGCAACAGATGGAACAAATTTGAAAAAGGTTTTTATGCCTGTTCCATATAACATCGGATTTGAATTGAACATTTTTAGTAAGTTGAATGATGATGCACTACAAATAGTAGAGCAAATTTTACCATTTTTTCAACCATCATTTAATATAACTTTGGATTTGATCAATTCTATTGGAGAAAAGAGAGATACTCCAGTTGTTTTGGATAGTATTGACTTTCAAGATGATTATGAAGGATCTTTTCAGACTAGGAGGGCGTTAATATATACACTAAGATTTACTGTTAAAACATATCTATTTGGTCCCATTTCTGATAGTACTGACGGACTTATTCGTAAAGTTCAGGTAGATATGTATACTGCAACTAATACTAATACTACAACGAGAGAGATGAGGTATACTACTACGCCCAAGGCACTGGAAGATAAAAATTCTGACGGGCAAATTAATTTTGCAGATGATGCTTTACTCAAACCTTCCGACGATTTCGGATTTAATGAGAATTGGGATTTCTTCCAGGACTCTAAAACATATAGTTCAACACAACAACAGGATATTTAATAATGAGTAAAAATTATGATGCTATTGATAAGGCTCTGAATACGGAGAGTGATATTGTAGAATCCAAATCAAAAAATGTAGAGATTATCAAACCAAAAGGAGATGATATTAAAAAAGATTATGAATATACTCGTGCAAATTTATATTCCCTAATAGAAAAGGGTCAAGAGGCGATTAATGGCATCATGGAGGTCGCTGAAGAAGGATCTAGTCCAAGAGCATATGAAGTTGCAGCACAGTTAATTAAGAGTGTTGCAGACACTACTGATAAGTTGATTGATCTTCAAAAGAAACTTAAAGATATTGAGGCAGATACAAAGAAAACTACAAATAATGTGACAAATAATGCTGTGTTTGTTGGATCAACATCAGAACTTCAAAAAATGCTGAAGCAAGGTTTTCTAAATAATAATAACGCAAGCAATAAAAATGAAGAAGTGTAAGCAGGGTTATTACTACTGCTATAAAGAAGAAAAGTGTAAGCGAATCCCTCTTGGATATCGTGTAGGTCTTGGTGGTTGGTTGCGTAAAGAAAAAGAAGAGGAAAAGGACGAAACTACAGAGAATGGAAATCACAAGAATGGCAATGGAAATGGGAATGGGAACTCTAATGGGAGTTCTGATGGTGGAGGCGTCTCCGAAGGTTGGAGTCAAAAGTATAAAAGGTCCATC